GATAACGCTCTAAAAACACTAGGAGCGCTCTTAATTCCTAAGTATTTTCTTGCCCATTTTTCTGCCATTTCTTCGTCTTGATAGCCAATATATTTCATAATGTTGTTTGAACAAACCTCTCTGCCCAGTCTCTCCATTCGGTAACAGCGTAGCTGTACGGGTCTGGAAAGTCCTCTACTAAGTTAGTTGCCCTGACATATTGCATAGCCCAGTCTTGCCACTGAGTGACATCATCTAACGGCTGGAAAACCCCATACGCATCAAAGTCAATGATTAGAGAATCAGCCCAATCTTTTAGCTCGATTCCCACAGGTAGCGTTACGCTTATGCTCATCCTAGATCAGTCCCATCGCCACTATCAAAGTGCGCGATGATCTGACCCATCTGGTAATCGCCGTATAAAGCATTACTTTCAAACTTAACCCTTAATTCCCTGCGCTGCTCTTTCAACATTACAATCTGCTCATATGGCTGAGTAGCTGACTCAGGAAACTCAAATGTTGTACTGATAACTTCTGGTGCTCGTGCGTTGGCTCTTCCCGTTATATTAACAGTCATTGGGCCACTTTGTACGAAATCAGGCTCAATCGTTGTGCAGCGTAAGTATCTGTTATTCCCGGTCACCAGGGTAGAAAGGTCAGCTGTTTCAAAGTTAGACTTAATGGGGCGCACTGTTGAGCCATCATACTCGTCAGATTTGAACTCATGACGCCACACCTTATAGCCACCACCATCAGACTGAACGCCTGTAAGAACCGGGGCGGCAAATGAGTTATTAAACTCACCGGCAGATCGGCCAGTGTTAGGCAATTCAGTGTCGTACCATGTGTTTTCTTTGACGTTGAACACCACCGCATGGGTGCATTCTGTTGCATTTCCCTTGGGGTAACACCACCACACTTCGTGATATCGAGGTACTTTGAAGCAAAAAGTCTTGTTCTGTTCGTTGGGGTTGATGCCATCGAAGAAGTAATTTAGGTTCATGCTGTTTGGAATTTCACGTACAACACCGTTAAACATGTAGAAACGATCCACGCCAGCCCAATAAAACACGCCGTCATAATCGACAACAGAGAACTGGGACATGATTGAAGTGCCCGTGGCGACAACATCAAACTGAAATACAGTAGCGCCACCAGTAAACGTAGCGCGTATAACCGCGTCAAACGCCCAGAATAGCCCTGCAGGGGCCGTTCCTGATCCCGCCCGCATTGGTAGACCCTTGATGATCTTCTGCCCCCAGACGCGAGCTAGACCCGATCCTGAGCCAGTCATGTCAGTAGGCTCGCCAGAAACTGACCAGCCTATGATGCCATCGGTGCCATAATAGAACAAATAAGGGTGCAAACTGACAATACCGCCAGTGGCGTTGGCATTAGCTGGGAGAGATATACTGCTAAGAATATCTGTTCCTAACACTTCACCAAAGAATATCTGGCCGTCTTGGTCATTACAGACGCATGATCCATTAGGTGACACAGACGCAATAAGGTAGTTCTGGTTGGTGGATGAGGCGTACTGAACGTCAAACATCCAAAAGTTGTACGGATTAGCTAGCAGGGCGTCAGATCCATACTTCATATTAGTTAGCGTGGATGTGATGGTGGTTAGCGTACTGGTGACGATAAACCCGTTCACCTGGTCGCCCGTAGTGGCCGATGTAATGGTGATTACAGCACCTACCGCAGCAGCAGTATAGTTAGGCGTGGAGGTAAATGCGGTGATATTTGAGGCAACATCGGTAGCTGTCTGGTCTATAGTGGTGTTAAAAGCCACCACCCCGGACATAATATCAATACCATCAACGGCAATCATATCTACAGATCCGCTTCCACCCGCTAAAGTCACTGTACCGTATGCACCTGATGCCACAGGTGTCCTATCGGTTATCACAGAACTATTACTTGTGGCATCCAGAGTGAATCGTTCTAAAGTGGTTGCACCACCAGAATGGCAGTAAATATACAGCATCTGAGTGAAAGTAGAGAACCCACGGCTTATTTCCTGCAGGAACTTCTGAGTGGTTTTATACCCACCCATCTTACGTGGCAAGCCTCGCTGGAAACGGACCCACTGGCCATCAGTGTAGCTGTCGCCCTCAAATTTAGTCCCGTCCCGCTTAATGCCTGGAGTAGACTTTAATACCGCAGTCTGGATAGGCATCTTAGTAGGTGCCTCCGTTGATATTACCCGCCTGTGCGACACCTAGCGCAGTCCAAGCCGCCGCTTGGTTTGCAGCTTCAAACAGGGCAATACCCGTGGAAGTCCCACCGAGGTTGATTAATGCTGCTCCGGCAGATGTTGCCCCAGTACCACCATCAGCAATAGCTAATGGAGTCGCAATGGTTGCTGTGTCAGCGTCTAATAACTCGCTTCCGTCACAGTAATATATTCCGCGCTCGTTTGTGGTAAGAACTACGCCTGTGGTGCCAGAAACCTTAACTGTGAACGTGTAAGCACCCGTTGTTCGGTTATCAATCCAATACTGCTGAACAGTAGCTGGGATAATAATATTTCGTGCGCCCGTTAGAATACCTGTAAATCGGTATGCGACTCGGTTTAATTGAGCGCCTGAGAGCGTGTAGTCACCAGACCCTGCAACATCAATAACCGTATAATCAAAGGCAAAAGTAGATGCTTGGCCGAATCCAATGGTGTAGAAGTTGGTTCCGTCAGACGCAATAATCGAGGACTCTCCTGGCTGAAATGCCAAAGGAGCCGTACCGTCAATCTGAACCGAACCTGTTGGAGTGACCGCAACTTGACCAGAACCTGAGTTACGCAGGTAAATGAACCAGTTATTTCCGACAACCGTTGGGTCTGGTAGGGTTAAAACGCCGCCAGCGCCAGTCCAGTTGAACATTCTAGCTCTGTCAGTAGCACCTGTGGTGTAATTGGAGTTAAACGCTGTAATGGGCACTGACTGAGAAAGAACCGTGCCAACAGCAACAATACCCGTGCCAGCCAAGGCCGAAGCATTAGCGCTTGAAGTAGTTGCGCCGTACTGAAGTAGCTGCCACACACCGTTAGTCGTGGTGTTGTCCGTTAAATAGACCTGCCAAAGCTCACCAGCATCAATTGTTCCGACTTGAACACCGCCAGCGTTTAAAACCGTAAATGTATGGCTACCTTTATTGTTAAATAATATCGTATTGCCCGTACCACTTTTAGTGGCGTCAGGTAGGGTAATGTTAAAGTTTATCGCAGATGGGGTAACATCCATGATTCTAGTGGCTAAATTGACGTTTGTAGACGTTTCTTCTGGCCAGCTCAGCACAATGCTGGCAGTTAAAGCAACAGCACTATAGCTGATTTCACTTGGATAAATGTTGGCACCGCCAAACACATCTGTATAACTAGGCATTATGCTTCACTCCTGTTTGCTGATCGGTCCATGATCTTAGCCAGATCTTCGCCGTTTAGTGCTTGTGCAGCCCGGTCGTACATACCAGTCCACATCGGAACGCGCTCGTCATTCTTCAGGAATGGAGTCGCCTCTAACAATGAAGCATATAATAGTACATCTGGCGCGTATTCTGTTAGCCAATTGGTCTGTAAATCGTCGCCTAACAGGGCAGGTTGTTCATAGTATAATATTTCCATGGTACTTGCAGCAGCAGGAGTGGGTACAATTAGCCAATGATGGTAGTCATAATCGGCATAAAACTCAGGAGTGCCCGTTTCGGACTCATCTGGCCAGTAATTACGGCAATACTCGTAAGACCGGGAAAACAATGAAGTGCCCGCAATGTTCATAGAAGCGGTATCTCGCCACCTATCGGGCTTCAAATACGTTGAAACGCCCGCTGATAAGGGTAAATTCACCGCCCGTATGAATCCTTCTATTTTTAGCTCACGAGCAATTCGGCGCTCTCCCAGCGTAATTAAGCGTGGAAGCTGGTCAAATACGATCTGATCACTCGCTTCGGTAAATCCTCGCTCTAGGTAGCGGCGAAGGTCCACCAAGAGGCTGTCATAGGTCATCGTGTAGCTCATATTATTTCTCTCTACTAACAGCTTTTACTTTTTCTACGGTACGCATGGCACCTAATCCTAACATACCCATGAGCACTGGCATCATCTCAGCCAGCTCTATCATGGGTATCGAAATATCTTTACCTGCAAGCTCCAAGCCCATATTAGCAAATGGGATGATGAGGAAATTACCCGCCATCCCCAGCGCACATATCCAGCCAATAGCGGGCCTCCAGCCTGCCACAAACATACTGTGGTGGGCGGCTTCGACCTTATTAACCTCAATCTGGGCCATGGCCTCCCTGCTCGCCATAGTCGCAATTTCATGGGCTAACCGCTCACGCAGATCTTTATCAGGTATTACCTTGTCAAGAATAGCGGAAACTGGCCCGATTAACGCACTTATTGCAGCTAGCATAGCCACCTCTTAAAAGTTAAGGAGCGGTAGGCCAAGTGACCGTGTTGGGGAAGCCCGCCTGTGCAGGCACATCGCGCAGTGCTTGGCGGTAAGTGGTCATGGTAG